AGGTGCGCCATCCCATTTGGTGGTAACATTAATGTTTGATTCCGAACTTCCAGCCAACATATCACGTAATGATTGTAGGAAATTAATGGCATCACGAGCGCCTGTTGTACCTCTATTGAAGATTTCCTCTTCTAGATGTTCCAAGTGTACGTTCTTACCTTCTTTGGATGATTCTGCTATAAATTGTTTGAATTTCATATTAACTATACTTTATAAAAATACTACTGTTCTTTGTCGCCGAAGATGCATATTCATAAATGAATTTACACAAATTATCAGCTTTATTTTCTTTGATAACTGTGTGAATTAATATCACTCCAATATATTTTGACATCCACCAAGTTTTGTCCTGTCTATGTCCAGATTTGGCTTGAAGTATCAAATTTTCCAATTTTTCTTTTGAACCCGATAACTCTTTAAATGCAATAGCAAAGGATTTAAAATCTTTTTCCGTAGGATTATTTATAGGCGTCTGATTAGGTAGAGTCAACTTTGATCTAGGTACACCAACTTCAATAGCTCCAGCAAAAATACCTCCACCACCAATTTTACCACCAGCTGCGGATTTACCTTTAATTTCTCCTTGCCACGAAGAAGGCACAGGTCTGCCTGAGAAGTTTCTCATTTGAAGAGATCCTTCTTCTCCTTCAGAAGTGTACTTTATATAGATATCTTTCGAATCGGTCATGTTAAGACCTAATTTGATACCAGTATATTTAGCAACTAAAGGTTTATTGTTATTGAAAATCTTCGAATGTGGAGAATCTTTAGGACCAATCTTTTTAAGTGAGATGCCGATTAAATTGGTGTAGGCAAATTGATCATATATGTAACGATTATAGTCTGTCAAGGTTGGCCAACCTGTTTCTAACACAAATCCTTTTTTGACCATCCAAATGTCGGCAGGATTCCACTTATCGTCTCCACTTATACCACTGTCTTTCTTCATTCTTCTCCATTCACTATAAATTGAATCAACCAATTTACCACCACGATAGAACTTGAAATTTTTACCACTTAATGCACCCGGCACTTCTTGGAAAATAAGGTTTGCAGTTAACACGATACTTCTAAACCAATTCTCATCCAAACCATCAAAACACTTTTTCAATGTTCTGTCACAATCAGCGTCACCGATAGTTTTTTCTGTGACCTGAGAAATATCAATCAAGTCTTTACCCAAAAACTGTCTTGTTGCACAAGCATAGGCTTGCATACTTTCCGCTAGAGCTGTAACTTCTGAACCAGCACCAGATACTTTGACATCAGTATCAATATTGACTTTCGATGGAATTTTCATGAGTACCTAACAAAGAGTTTTATTAGGTATTTATAATACATCATTTACCGTATAATGTCAATCTTTTTATCACCTGTCCAAACTTCTTGTTCAGTTCTCAATCTACCTTCAGTCTTCAAACTCTGATATCGATTCTCAGCCTTTTTCTTCCACCACTCAACGATGTATGATAGATTGTGTTTATCATAATTATCATCTTTGATGATCTCTTGAGTTTTACCTAGAACGATATCTTTGTAGTTTTTCACTCCGTAACTACAATGATAATAACGTTTCTTTTCTGTTAGAGACTTGGCCTTATTGACGATTGAAACAAACCTATCATAATCTTCTTTATGTGGTTTCAATGCACTCTTAGTCATAGAGATTATAGTATTGATAATCTTTAATTTTCTACTTGATGCATCTTCAGGTACAAATGATCCACCCTTAATCTTTTCAACATAATCTTTCAGATTATCATAAGGCTTACCGTGCATCATTGGTAGAAAATCTGATTCAGTTATTCCACCAAAACGCAGAAAAGGTTTCATGCCATCATATTGAGATACCGTCTTCGATGAACCATAAAGACTGGTAGTTTCAAATAAGCACAAATTCATATTATATTTGGCATTCAACTTCTCTCTTACTTCATGCGAACAACAGATTGCCGCAAGTAACTTGCCGCCAAGGTAATTGAATCCGAAAGGTTGTGCGGGAACAATTACAAAACCCATAGCGGCAGCCTTGTTGAAAGATTTGGTTGTCTCTGTCTCATTCGTAATCACACAGTCTAATAGAACATTACGAGGCTTCATCATAATCGTTGGAGAACCAATCCTGATGAATCCCACAAACTTTCCTGTAGTCTTCTCACGAACAGCCAACTTGACATTTCTACCTGGACTTGAAGAGTTGATGTGTGAAGAGGTGATATCAAGATATAATTGCCATCTATCAGGTTCAAGTTCCACTATTTCAAATTCCATATTAATGGGAGAAACATTGAAGTCAGAAAACAAATCTTCCTCTGGACCACAACCAGGTAAAGCAATAGGCAATTCAGATAATGCATTGAGTTTTTGATCTCTCATGTACTCATCGATTCTATCAAACTTATCAAAGTAATCATGAAAGACCTCAACACAATGCAGAGCCTGATCTCTAGTCAAGTTCATACTCTAACGCCTTCAAATTTAGAATTAAACTTTCTCTCTCTATTACCGAAAGTGTTCAATGGTGTATCAGGTATACTTTGACCAGAATCGGACAAGTCTTGCTGTGCAGAAGCCTCAGCATCATACAGTCTCATCTTGGAACGATCAACACCAATCACAAATTTCTTGTTCATGTTTGGATCACCATAACGATTCTTCAACTGTTTAACCATAATCTGATTCAACTGTTCAAGTTCTTCCGTACTAATCAAAGCAAACATAAAGTCGGCAGTTGCAGGTAAACCAAATGATTCGGAAGTATCTTCGAGACCAACATCGGTATTACTGAAACCACTACGAGTAGTTTGTGTTGCAGATACAATTGGCACACCAGCCTCAACAGCAAGGCCTCTGAGTTCTTCAGCAATAGATTTAATGTAAGTATACGAGTTAACCGAACCACCTTGTTTAATTCTAGATGACGAACAGATATTCAAATAATCAATGAAGATAATTTCTGGTGTGAAATTCTTCTTAAGTTTCAATTCACTTAGCAAAGCACGAAAGTGTCCTGCATGTGCTGAAGCGGTTGGGTACTCTTTGATAATTAACTTGCCTTGCGTCTTACTCTTGAGTGCAGAAAACCTTCTTTCATAATCTTCTTTAGGAATTAAGTGTAGATCATCCATCGTGACGTTCAACATGTTTGCATCGATACGCTCAGCAATTCTCTCTTCAGCCATTTCCATGGTAATGTAGAGTACATTGTGACCTTGACTGATACAAGATGCAGCAACGTGACACATAAACAGAGACTTACCAACACCTGTTCCAGCCAATGCAATATTCAAAGTCTTTACAGGTAAACCACCTTTGGTGATCTTGTTGAAAAAGTCTAGATCAAACTTAATCTTTTTTTCTCTACGATGATAGAAATCAAATCGTGTTTCAGAATCATTCAAGTAATCATGACCAACGTTCTGATCGAATGATACACCAAGTGCATCGGACAATAGTTTAGGTATCTCACCTTTGGCACGTTTACTATCTTTATCATCAAGAATGCCCACAGATTCCATAATTGCATTATAAATGGCTTTGTCTTGACAAAACTTTTCAGTCTGTTCAGTTAACCAGTTAACTTCAGATGGTTCAGATTTTTTATCATCCAACTCTTTCAAAAGTCTAACGGAAGACTTTACTTGTTCTTCCGTTAGATCATTCGAATCAGTTAGGTTGATGATGAGAGCTTCATGCGTAGGTAAAACTTTGTATTGATTTACAAACCTTTCCACTTCATTGAATACACACTTCTCAGTACTATCTGAGAAATATTCACTGTTTAGGAATGGCAGAACTTTACGTGTGTATTCCTCACAATATATCAAATTCTTCAGTATCGTTGTTTCGAGTCGTATCATGTTTTACCGATTGGTTAATAATAATTTCTGTTAAGATTTCTCCTAACAGTGTAACAAACTCCGCATCTTTTTGCAACTGTTCTTCGGTATAAGTTGTTGATTCCAACACTTTAAATTCAAAGTTAACCGTTGCAAGTTCACCTTGTTCCTGAATCTTCACGACACCGTAGTAGTAAGTTATATCTCGGTATTTACCGTTGAGTAGTTTGATACCGGTTAAATCACTATCTTCAATTTTATGAAAATCGAAATCAACACCCTCAAGCGGCGTCTTCATCTTCTTCCAATTCTTCCAGAATTGGATCTTCTCCCAAAAGGTTCCCATGTGTAATCCCATATTTGTTTTTAACGTAGTCTTTAAATTTCTGATTTGTCAGGATTGGATCCCAAAACTCAGCACAGTTAGTATCAGCCATTCGTTTGTTTGGTCCTAGTTCACCGGTTTCTTGGTCAACCATTGCGTACCAGCCATTCTTTGGTTTCGTGACAAACTTACCATCAAGTGCAATGTCCATTAATCCAGAGTATCTCTGAATACCACCATCGAATGTAACCAAGAATGGAAACTTGGATTTCTCACGAACGAATCTCGACTTCTCAATGTTGATTGTGAAATTATAACCAACTAAATCAGTACCGTCTTTCTCTTGTGCTTTACCAATAATGAATACTTGGTTAGCGGAGTACATGCCGCCAGTGCCGCCAGACATAACTGCCTTCGAAAACATTTCCATTGTTTGATAGGTATGATTAACCGCAATACAAGGAATATCTTTAGTGGTCAAATGTGGAGTAACGATACGCCAGAGAGATTTCATCACTCGAGCCCGTGTCATATCAGCAACAGACTTCTCATCAAGTGCATCTTCAACTTCTTTCTTTGAAGCCAAATTACCTACTGAATCGATAAAAATTATCACTTTGTCACCACGTTCGATTTCAGATAAACGTTTTGAAATATCAAACTTTAGTTGTTCAAGATGTTCGATGGGAAGGTGCAATACACGACTGGTATCAATACCATTGGTCTGAATATATTCTGGTGTAATACCAAATTCAGAATCGTAAAACAAACATACCGCATCGGGATATTTGTCCATGTATGCCTTGATCATTACTAAACCAAGTAAGGACTTAAAGTGTCTTGATGGACCGGCAAGAAATGTCAATCCAGAAATAAGACCACCCTCAAGATCAGCAGACAATGCCAAGTTGATAATGGGTACTTCTGTTGGAACTGGATCTTTCTTGTTAAAGAAAGTAGATTCACTTAGTAATTCTGCTGACTTGATAGAGCCAGACTTTCTCATTTTTTCTAACAAACTCATAATTTTCCTTTGTGTGTTGATTGTTTTAAAGAGGGTGACTACCCCTCTTAATTTTATTTATACAACTTTATATCATCCGAAGAAACTTTCTAACGAGTTTACCTTGACAGGACTCCAGCCAATACAATCTAAAATGATCTTGACAGGATCCAAATATGCCTTATCAAACTGCATATCATAATTTACATAACTTACAAGTTGAAATTCTGCTGGTAATCTGCCTGGATATGAAATGACCGTATCTTTAAAAGGATTAGGTTGTTTCAGATAAGTAAACTTCAACTTCTCACCTTCTTGTATCAGAGGATACTTTTTCTCAAGTTTCATCTGTTTTAAGTAATGATTATAAAGTAGAGCACCCTTAACGTGTATAGGTGTGCCTTTCTTGTACAGAGAATTCGAATCAGAATACTCCTTCAGACCATTGACACCTCTTGGAAAAGAAATCTCTTCTGGCGGAAGACTCTTAAACTCTTCTCTAAATTTCTCAATAAAATCCTGTACATCCGATTCCGTGCCTGTAATCAACAACTTGATTGTTTCATACATCTTGGCACGAATAGCTGATGGTGTTGAAGACTTAACCATTTCAAGACCCATCACTTTAAGGTGAGGTTCATTATACTGCACACCTTCGTTATTATATACATTAAGAATGTATCTCTTCTTAGCTGTCCAGATTCCTTTATCGGAAAGACCTTCTCGCTTCATACGCATCTTCTGACTAAAGGCATTAACATACTTTGCCAATTCTTGATAACTTGTATCGATGTATGGTTGAAGTTTATCTTCACAGACTTTATCCATAAATTCGATTACTTTATTGGCAGGCAAAGATGAACCGCATACTTTATCAACCAAAGGACCAAGTCTCATGTAAATAGAATCTGTATCTGAAGCGATAACATAATCATCATCGGTCTTAAGAATATTATTCATGTACTGATTTAGTTTCTTTTCAATCCAACGAATTGATAATTGACCAGCAGTAGTGACAGCAATCGCTTGACGCAAATCATAGAAACGGAAATACTGAGAACCCATTGCACCGTAAGCAGAGTTAAGACCTACTTTCTTTGCGAGTTGTAGATTATCATATCTAGAAATGCGTTTTTCAATCTCATACTTTTTAGACTCGTCAGTTTCATTCTCATAATCCTGTTTAGCCTTGAGCATAAGTTTCTTAAATTTCTTGCGGTCTTCATACATTTCTTCCAACATCTTAGGCAAAAAACCTTGTTTGTCAGTTCGGAAAAACTGGCCATTCGGTGTCAACGTCACATCTTTCAAACCTGATAGATCAAGTTTCTTGTCGAGTAATTTATCAACAGAGACACCAGATGAAATGATACTTCTCATTAGTGGAGTATAATCTTCAGGATTAACCAGAGTTTCTGGAGAAATATTGTATTGCATCATCAAATGCGGATACAAAGAATCTAAGTCAAAGCTGGCAACCCAATGATGCATACCAATCTGAGGATCTTTTACATAAGCACCCTCGAAACGTTCACTCTTCTGACTGTGAGTTTTAGGAGGAACAACAATATTCTTTTCAAGAAGATTATTATAGATTAGTGCATCCCACATGCGAGTCTGTGCAAAGATATCTTCATAGTTACACTTTGTATCATAAGCAAGAGTTAATCCCATTTCGATCAATTTGAGTTTATCTTCAAGGCGTAAAATCAAATCAACGTCTTTGATGTTATACTCAATAAACTTTTGGTAATTTAATCGATACAATTCATGAAGACTATCATACTCATCATATGAAAGTTTATTATCACCAACTTCTACGCTAGCGATTGCATCAAGACGATACGATTCTTGTGATTTTCCACCTGGTGCATACCATCGGTACAGTTCGATATAGTCCCAAGTAGCAACACCTAGAAGTTCATATGCGATATTCTCACGATTCATTGCAAAAACTTTTCGCTCATTGATCAGACCCCAAGGACTGAGTTTCTTGGCATCGTCTTCACCAAGAATTTTCATGAAACGATTATACAAATATGGAATATCAAAGAACTTTATGTTCCAGCCAGTTAGAATATCAGGACAGTTTTCAGACCAATCTTCAAGGAACTTTTTACATAATGACCACTCATCTTTACACTTGATGTAGGTTACGTGTTCATCTTTATTAATATAATCGCCACAACCATAGACAATTGTTCTGCCATTGACATAACGTATACAAACAGCCGTGATTGGCTCATTTGCCAAATAAGGGTCTGGAAATCCATTTTCTGATCCTACCTCGATATCGATTACTGCAATTGAGATTTTTTCTTGGTCATATTCGACCATTCCTTTTTGCTGATCAGCAATAAAGGCGTATTCATACTTGTTGTTACCAAAGATTTTGAAGTTGCCAACCTCTTCGTACCGCTTAACAAAATCCCGAGCCTCTCGGATCGTCTCGAAAGTTTTTCGTTCAAGATACTCTCCTTGTAATGTCGTGAATTCAGTCTGTTTCTTTGCAGGTATAAACAGACTGGGTTTATACCCAATCTTCAACTTCACTCTACGACCGTTCTTTACGCCACGGTATAGAATGTTACTGCCGACACATAAAACATTAGTATAGAAGTTTTCCATTAAAGCTTCGGTAAAGTTGATGCGATTTGAATTCCTGATCCGAATACATGATTGTATTGATTTTCCAATTCTGTGACGGGAGTACTTACCATGAGAACATCTTTCGGATCGATTTTAAATCCTGTTTCGAATTCTTGAGCATACTCAACAAAAGGTGAGAATGCAATTCCACCTTGAGGATTTTGTGCTGTGGGAGGAACAGACACCACTTGAACAGGCTTCTTAACAATAAGTTGACCAAGAACTTCTTCCACACTTCCAAGAATTGTGTGGTTGGTCTTAAATGTTACCAACTTTAAACTCATACTTTCACCTCATAATTTGAATCAAGCACACTCAATGTGACCCATTTTTTAGGAAACAACATCTCACGACCTCTGAAGTCGTTGATATTGTATGTTGGATCGTCTACGAGTCCTACAACCTCGACCATGTTGTCATATTCCCGTAAAAACAAGTCATAATCATATGACCTATGCAAACCAAGGGAAATGGCGATTTGCTTTGCAATTTTTTGTGTGTTCATTTTTTCTCACAAGTTAACATATAATAATAATTATAACATAAGTCCTGTTATTATGCAAGGACTTTGTTACTGTTTACCTTAAATAAATTTTGATAGGTCTGGAGGCAACCAACCTTCCGGTTTTAGAATCTTACCGTCATGTCTCTTGATTACTTTACCTGTTTTCGAATCAATCTTACACAGGTTGGATTTAGATACTTCATTCCATGCTCCAGCAACATTAAAACCTTTCATGTGGCAAAAACCTAGAATAACCCAAATCATGTCCATGCAAGCATCAAGTTGTTCTACTTCATCCTCTTGAGCTTTAGCTAAACAGAATTCTGTAAACTCCTCATTGATCAACCTAGAATATAATTCATTAGTCTCACTTGAAGGTTTTTGATCACAGGCCTCAATAAATTTCACAACATCATTATACATATTCATTATTTTGTCCTCTGTACAATATCTTTATAACCAGACCAAGATGGATGAATACCATCTTTTTGTAGTCCATTGATTGGAAGCACCGTATCGCCATAATACTCAGCCAATTCTTTCACAATTTTCTGAACATTTTCGATGGGCACTTCACTTGCTTTTAGATTACCAGCAGGTAGAATCCAAAAAACTCTTTTAGCCCCAACTCTTTGACGCATCTCAAACATCTCATCATAAGTTTTAATATACTTATGGTCGTTTGACCCAAGACTAATAATTACAGTTTCAGCATAATAAGATTGTTTGTACATCTTATTGAACTGCCATGTGTTGATGCCACCTCTACCGACAAGTTTACATTCTTGGTAAAACTGATGAGTTCCAACAGCAATACTATCACCTATAACCATACATTCTAACATTACTTTTTTTCCTTCAATGATAAATTTGTAATATAAACTGAACCATCTTCCATTCGATAGTCTAGTTTATCACCCACTTTCCAACCAAGTTTCTTCATGAGTTCTTCTGGTAATTCTACAATAGCATCACCATTATCACAGATTTCTAAAACTTTAGCATCATACATTTTCGACATTTATACCACACCTCTGTAAAAACTCAACACCATCGGTTGAACGATAGGTATTTCGATAGTAAACAGAATTAATACCGGCTTGATGAATAATTTTTGCACAATCTAAACACGGCGCATGAGTAACAAACAATGCAGCACCTTCACTCGAATTGGTGCTACGAGCAATTTTAGCAATTGCATTTGTTTCAGAATGTAAAACCTCAGGTTTGGTTTTGTTTTCACCGTTACCTAACTCATCTTCACATATATTTGTCCAACCACTTGGCATACCATTGTATCCAATACCAATGATGGTGTTGTCTTTTACTACAACACAACCAACTTTTAATCGAACAGCTGAAGATAATTGTGAATAGACTTCAGCTGCCTTCATGTGTGCTTCGATATATTTCTTTTTCATACGTCAATAAACCTCAATTGAAATTCCTCAGCACGATTTTCATAGTTAACATAACCACGTGGGTTACAAAAAATTCTGGTTGGGCCGATATTGTAATCAAATGTTTCGTGAGTATGTCCGTGTGTCCACAAAACAATTTCAGGATGATCTTCAATAAAAAAGTCTAATGAAGAACTGTAACCACCATTCATTAGAGTATCATTCTGATAACGTGGGTGTGTAGACAATTTGGATGGTGCGTGATGGCCGACAACAATAAATTTACGATCTTTCTTCAGAACAGTTTTTAAATACTTTAGAAATTTCTTATGATCTTCGACCACATCTTCCGTGGTTAAAGTTGCAGTATATTCCTTGAATTTTTCACCAATCTGAACCAGTGAACCATTCTCACCAATAACATATTTCCCGTCTTCACCTTTTTCATAGATTGGTACTTTACGAGTCAATACTTTATTGGAGTTTTCAATGCAACGGAAGTCATTCATTGAACGACCAACATGATACATGGTAAACTGATCCTCATTATTCATATCAGTCCACAGAGTTCCACCCACAAAAGTATACTCTTCTAACTGAAAAGTTTCCTTTTCTAGAAGGTGTAAATTATTAAGGTGTGAGAGGTGTTCTTGTAGAATGTCTTTGCTTGTTGCAAAGTCACCATCATAGTGTTCGTGATTTCCCATAACATACAATACCTCTTTGAATTCTGAACAGACTTGTTCAAAAAACTTTAAGTATTCAGGTTTATTGGAAAATTTACTAGCAACACAAATGTCGCCAGACAGAATTAGAACGTCAGCATTTTCGGTGTTTTTTAGTTCAATGTTACCAAATTCAAGATGCAAATCTGATGCAACAGCTACTCTCATAACAACTCCATAATCAATAATACATTATAACATAAAAAACACCGAAGGTCAACTATTAAATATTACTCATTCAATAATTGTTGTTTATTACCTACACTACCCAAAGGAATCTTTTTTGCCTTCTTTTCTTCTGGAATAATGTTCTCAAGATTTACGGTAAGTATACCGTTATTCAAGTCGGCACCAGTCACTTCAATGGTATCATATAACTGTACTAATTTATGAAATGATCGGTTGGCTATACCTCTATGCAAATACTCCACCTTATCGTTAGATTCTTGCTTCGGTATAATACCTCTGATGTGAAGTACATTCTTCTCAACCTCGATATCAATATCCTTATCAGAAAATCCAGCAACAGCAAGTTCTACTGTATACTTATTTCCTTCTCGGACAATATTGTGGTGTGGGAAAGTTGTACTATGTGTATTGGCAATCGTATCAAATGTATCTAAGAGACGATCAAAACCAATAAAGTTTGGACTTCTAAAAGTTAAAGACATGCTAATGCTCCTTGTTAAGCGAGTTAAAATTTCTACCCATTAGGCGTAGAATGCTGGTTACTTTATCCAGCGGCAATTAACGAATGCCAGTGAAATTTCTCGGACGCCTTTTACCGTAGCAACAGAACGGATCCTAAGGTGGACACCTTAGCGTTAAGGTAAAACCTTGAACGCTTCTCTATTTACCAAAAATGTTCGGTGTGGATATTCTTCTCTAAAAACTGTGATGAAACTTATTCCGTTTCCTTCAACCACATTATTGATATCCTCACAAACAACAACTTCTCCTGTATAGACATTTCGCAATTGTAAAAGTTTCATATGAATTATCCAGAATTAATAAGTATCTTTCTTTTTTCCCATATTGTATTTACTTACTAACTCCCATTCATCTTTTTCTTTATAAGATATGATCTTAATTTGGTGTATAGGAGCTATATTATTTAACATGATCAGAGGATTAAGTATCTCTAACAATCCCCATTCTTGCAATAAAGTTGCAATAGCATTTCTTCTCTGTATATCATTCTCTGAAATGTTGGATGGTTTACCATCTAATGCAAACATCTCTTTGAAATGTACCAGGTAGTAATGTCCTTGTTTATGTAAAATGTGACAGGACTGGTACAAAATTCGTTCTTTACGAGAAGAGACTCCTATTCTAGTAAGAGTTTCTTTCACCTTCAAAAAGTCATCTTGTTCGATAAGTTTTATCTCAACAAAATTCGATAAATCATACATTTCATTTCCTTAATCCACCGATATCGGTCATTTCTTTTATTTTTCTGATATCTTCGTCACTAAGGAGATTCAAAACTTCTCGAGCTTTAATTTCAGAGAATCCATAAAATAATTTTAAGCATTCTATATCATCACTCTTTTCAGTCTTAATCCACTTAGAAAACTTCCTCTTCTGAGGTCTAATTGTATTTATAAGGAAATCATTCTGCATCTTTTTATCAAGGAAATGCCTGCGGTTGACTTCATTTGCATACATTACACAGTCGGAATGATAAGATAACGACCGATTGACAATGAAAGGAACATAGTCCTTCTCTGTCAATTCATCAACAATAATCTGCTTCTTGTTTTGAAGAATAGCATTAACATAATCAAATGGGTTGCTCATAATTTTTTAACCAATATAATCTTTTTGTTTTCACCAGTTGGTTTAACAAATAATTCTTTAAGTTGTTCACTTGTATTCCATTTCATGGAAGATGATTTATGTTTTGGTAGACCAGAAGTTTCACCAATATTGGTCCAATTATCAGCCAAATAAACAGAACCATTTTTACCAGCACCAACAAAGGTTATAATATGTGTCAGATCATCACCATACTTATCTTTCCATGCTTTTGGTGCTTTCTGTCTAAGTTGTTTAAGGATTTGAGTACCAGCATTCTTTACAGATTCCGTCATACAAAACCTCCAATTATTAGCAATATTATTGAAAATCAATTTGTATTGTTGTTTAGATATGCCCAAGTAATTCAGAATATCTTTTGGTGGAGGATAGACAGATGAACCCAATCCTATCATACCTATACACTTAGGTAAAGGCGATGCATCATGTATAAAGATTAACCAATCAATTCTTCTTCCAACGGAAGAATTTGTTGGAACATATGAATGATGGTTCTCAATAATCCATTTGACAAGATTTTTCTGTTCTTGATTTATGACTTGAACCAACTCAATCACACCATATACCTCATAAATCCTATCACATCAATAGTAGCTAACAAGAAGTAGTTAACAAGCATACCAAATGACTTGCGAGTCCATGCAGCCCAAGCGTACATAATACAACCAGATATCCATAAAGGATAAAGAATATAAAATGCGGGGTCTTTGACGGTGATTGCCAGGATGATTGAGCAAGATATGCTAAAGATCCAAGCAACACACTCGACACAAAACCGGAATGGATGAGAGTTGAAATCATTTTTGATCCAATTTAACCAGTTCATTTGAATTCACACCCAACCATCAACTCAGTCAAACAGGCAACAGTATTGATTTCTTGGTCAGCAACGAATGCTTGCTTGTACTGATAGTCAGCAAGAATAATAACTGCTTGTGGAATGCTTTGTGGCTTTAAAACTTCATACAGATTATCATACAGTTTACGGAAGAATACGGCTGAATCAATGTCATTACTTGCAACCCATTTACGAATAGCACCAAAGTCTTTGTCTTTAATATACTCGACAATATCACTTATCGACACATCAACAATCTGTGCAAGAACACCACTATCAATCTTACCAAACTTTGAGTATCTTTGCAGTTCATTAATAGTTCTGCGAAAGTCTGGGAAATGCTTCTTGACAAGTTCAACTAGAACCTTATCATCATATTCTACATTTTCATTCTTAAGTATTGATTGCAGTCTCTTGAAGAATTGTCCTGCCATTTGTGTCTTTTCGTTACCCTTAAGAGCGAAATCAATAACAGCACATCGACTATGTAGTGGATCAATGATACGTTGTTTGAAATTACAAGTAAAGATAAAAGAACAATTGTCAGAAAATTCTTCAATAGCATTACGCAATGCGGGTTGAGTTGAATTGGGATTCAAATAATCAGCTTCATCGATAATGATGACCTTTCGACCACCAGAAAAGGACATACTTGAGGCATATGTCTTAATCTTGTTTCGGAACACATCAATACCAGATTCATCTGAACCGTTGATGATCATGTAATCACAACCAACTTCTTCACACAATGCCTTAGCAACCGTAGTCTTACCTACACCTGCACCACCACTCAGAATTAAATTAGGAATATTTTTCTGATTGACATACTCCTGAAAAGGCTTCTTCAGTCTTTCCGGAAGTATACAATCACCAATAGTCTGTGGTCTATATGCTTCTACCCACAAAAGTTTTTCTAACATTCACATACTCCATAATATAAAAAAACAAAAATTAACCTTTAGTAAATGTCGATCCAGATTCAATCGTAATCCAATACTGAATGGGAATATCTTTGTTCTTGAAATGTGAAACACCTTTCGATGAAATCTTCACTTCGTAAGTTCCAGGGATAAGTTTCAGAGCTTCAGTTTTGAAGATCATTTTAAATTTATCACCAGTTCCTTCACCCACATTCAAAGTGTTGGTAGATTCACTGTCATTACTTGCATCATAAGTCATCAGTTCAATCTTGGTGCCATCAGAAACAACAGCAATATTAGGTGAACCAAGAACAGAAGCCGTTCGAATGATCCAGTCGAAATCAGATTGTGTGAGAACAAAGTTGATTTCTGCTTCAGGCATAGCAACAGGTTTCTCAGGTGCAGCGTTAATCATTTTCGCAGCACAAAAGCGATAGTCAACATTACTACGACCACTCATGCCAGAGATTACAGCACTCAGTTCTTTAAACTCAACATCAACTTCTTCTTTGTATAAAGAAATAACATTGATAAATTTACTGAGATCATAGACACCAAATTCGCAAGGAATGGTTTCTTTGATCGTAGCTTCAGCCAAAATGTTTTTGTTGGTAGAAATAGTCTTGATCGTATTGCCTGGTCGGAACACGATACCAGAATTAATGTTGGAAAAGTTTTTCAGTAGATTAACTGTTTCAGTAGATAGTTTCATAATTACTCCGTAAAATCATAATATAACACATTATTTAAGTTTTTGCAAGACATTTTCGATTTTCTTCCGTAAATCACCAATGCTGCCTTCATTTTCAATTAGGTAATCAAAATCACAACCTGCCCAATCCCATTCCGACCGGTGAACATTATATTTTGACATATATTCCACACGGGAAGCTTCGGCATTAAGTAGTGTCATGTTTTCAAACCAAACAGGATCATCTCCTCTTTTTACTCTTATAACAATACCACCATTTTCTTGAATGTATTTAATCTCATTCTGAAATCTGACATCGGTGATAACAACATCTTTACCTCTAGCCCGATTCAGTAGAGATATCACCCAAATATCAGGATGAAAAACTTCTCTTCCAGCTTCAGTACCCATAAGTTGTAGGGCATCCCTAGGAGAGAAACTCTTTCCGAAACTATCACTCCAGAAAGCATCAGGTTCTTCACGCCATCGCCTAGACAACTCTGTATCACCCTCTAAGAGTTCTCTAGGCCATCCAAACATAATAGAAACAGCGTCCTTCAATGGTCGTGCAAAACTATCTTGGATAAAACCATGATCTTGAAGGAAATCTCCTACAGTACCTTTACCACTGCCGATAAATCCCACCACACCGATTAACATTACATTTTACCTGTATATTGTGCGATTGATGCCATGTTACCTGTAAAAGCATAACTTCCGATGTGCTGTGTCTTCATCCATGGACACAGAAAGATTTGTCCACCAATTTTTCGCCACATCTGACAAAACATATAATCTTCTGACAAGTATCGTTCACTACCACCGCCAGTGATACTGTCAATAGAATCAATTACAGTATCAAAATATGCATGAATGTAACGGGTGCCATCAAAGTTCTTTTGACCAACATGATCAGGTTTATAACGAATAAGAGGATAGGCCTCTGACATTTTACCGAAAACTTCACGCTTAATCAACATGAATCCGGTTCCAATCTCTAAAACCTCAAGAGGTTCGGTAACAGAGAATTGTGATGTGCCTTTCACTACATTAAACACATATTCACCAACAAGGCCTTCTAGTTCATGTGGTGGCATATCAGGATTATTTCTTGCAGCAAGTGCCACATTATTCCAATTGATAGACTTTTTGGGATAAGGACCACCAATAACTTCTTTATTTAATGCTAACAGAGCAATGACATCTTGTGGGTTATAGTGAATGTCTGAATCGATGAAAAGCATATGCGTACATTCTGAACGCAAGAATTCATCAACCAAATAGTTTCGTGCTCTAGTGATGAGAGATTCATTAAATAAGAATGAAAACTTGACTTCCACGCCGTACTTACTCATGATATTTTGTAAGTCTAGACATGACTTCATGTACATACCATGTGCCATTCCACCATACATCGGTGTAGCTACAAACAGACTATACTCTTTCAAGTCTTCAACTTTGATTTTAATTTCCATAATGTATCCATAAAATAAAAAAGAGGAGAGATACAAATATATATCTCTCCTCACTCACACATTCGTTGTTAATTTAGGCGAATGTGTTTACACCGTTTTGGCGTAGAGCCAAGATACCAGCAGCGACCATGCGCTTGGTTGGTGTACCAAGACGGTAATACGAAACTTTCTCACCGCTATCAAGTGTGCGAGTGTTCAAGTAAATTGAATTGCCTTCTTTACGCAAAGAATCGATAGTGGCTGAAGGATTCTGCACACCAAACATTGATTGCATTTTTGCAGCCGTCAATGTGTTGTATTTACCGGACTTGCTCAGGTACGAAAGGATTTTCGATTTTGTAGACATAATGTAAAACTCCATAATTATAATATTAAAATGATTCACTTACAATACTAGGGGTGTGAATCAAAACCCCGACAACTTAAAGTAAATTATACATCAAACAGATACAGATGTCAAGCGTTTATCAGGCAAATATGATCAAAAAGGAATTTCTTGCCCGGCATTTGTCTCTGTAGTTGCCTGAACAGTTTCTTCAGGTTTGTTGATGTCCGCATCCAACTTATTGTATAGGTCGAGGAAAGACATTTTTGTATCTTCATCAAAACGATTTAGACACAATTCAATAGATTTAATTCGATCACCAAATACGCCGTATGTTTTGGCAATATGCACAAGGCGGCGAGTGGAAATCACTTCGTCAGTTGCTTCTTCGGCAAATGATTTACGAATAACATCAGCCCAATCTACCAACTTAGTGGCAAAATCATCATCTGTTTTACCTTGAGATTTCATTTCTTTCTTTAAGATTTTCTTCTCAACGACAACAGGAGGCCAGTCTTGTTCATATGTGTTTAAGAATCGTTCAAGGAAGGCTTCGTTCAATACGTTGGTGAACATATAACGACCGTCATCAGAACCTTTACCTTTTGTATTCGCAGTAGCGATAACGGTAAAACCTTCAGCTGGTGCGACAACTTCATTTTTCTTTTTAAGAAGGAATGGTTTGCCTTCAAGAACACGTTGCAAACAAGAGAGATTCTGAGCACCATAATCAATTTCATCTATACAGAGTACTGCACCTTGTCGAGCAGCAACGGTAACAGGACCATCACGCCATTCCATTTGACCGTTAATTAGAATGTAGTTACCTAAAAGGTCACTCTCATCGGTTTCAGGTGTCATCGAAACACATAAAAATTTACGACCAAGTTTAGCACACGCTTGTTCAACAGACATTGTTTTACCATTACCGGAATGTCCAGTGATGAAAATGGGATAGAATTTTTTCGATGCAATAATTCGAATCAAATCATCATAATGTCCGAAGGGAACATAGTTTGAATATAGTGACGGAACCAAACTTTCAGTTTCTAATTCGGTGGCCACACTTGAAATTTTAGTGGTTTCTTTCACTTCGACTTTTCTCATAGGTATGACCTGACCGACCATTTCAGCCATTGCAGGCACTCTGTAAACACCACGGGACAATTTATTTTCTGGATCATTAGTAAACCAATGAACCGTTGCCACTCCGATTTTACTACAAACTGAAGAGATATCAGAACGACTAACTGTAGACTTACCTAAACTATTTAGAGCACTCAAAAACTTCTCACGAATTTCTTTGTTTTCTTTTCTCATCACAAATGACCTTATCAAGTTAACAATACCATCATAACACGTTTATAGTTACCTGTCAAGAGATTCCTTTAATGAATTTGGAAACCAAGACTCGGTTGTTGCTTTTAAGTTTGCCTAATTTACTGAAGGCGGTCTTGAGTTTATTTACGGTAATATTACCTGAAATCTCCAATTCTTCATCCTCGATACTCAAATTATTGCCACCCGGTAATATAAAAAATGTATTATATCCTTCACTGTAAGATATAAGAAATTTATTTTCTTTTAATTTCTTAAACAAATCGGCAACAATTATTCGTGTATCTAAGCTTCTATAACTTACTTTGACATTAACACCCAACATTTTAGCTATGTCTTTTCCTTTTTCATCCTTATACTTAAATATAATAGTATTTCTCATCTTAATAGGTGATGATTCAGATAAAAAGAATCCGAAAATTTTCGAACCTGTGGTTTTTCTGAACCACTCGAATACAGCAATACGTACACCATCATCATAATTCCAATGAAAATGTTCATGTGATTCTATTTTAGATTGATATCTGTTCTCTTTATCTACCAAGAAAAAATTACGATAAGATAGATTCATATGATTTCTAACAACACCTTCACGGTCTTCGGATTTGGTCATCCATCCATCAATTTCATCTGCATCACCATCATTCACCAAAACCATGTTTACGATATCCAAATTATTGGATTTTTTAAATGATTTGACAATTGGCTGTAAAACCACCATACTTTCAATCAAAGGTGTGGATGTTAAGTTTTCACTCCTAGGATATCTTAAACCATTATCGAAACAATTTTTCAATAACAAGAGATTTTTAACTGATTCATTAAATTCATTCGCCTTCATTGTAGAGGAAAGATATTCTCTCAAATACACATCTTGAAAAACGAAAACGTTCTCTTTTTTTTCAAACACAGTATGTGTTTCTTTATCGGGAAAATCAGACTTACGTGCAGCTTCACTATTACCAAATCCATATACAACAAAAGGTATACTAACTTTACGACAAAACATGGTAAGTACAAGAATCTGTTCAATCGATGCACCCATATTATTCCGCATCGATCCAGATTTATCTAGAACCAGAACCAATCCATGCGATTTACCTTTAGATTTGGTGATAAGTTTACGAAACAAGTTATCTTCAACTTGATATTTGTATATTTTATTTAAGTCGATATCACCTGTTTCCGAAATTTTATTTTTAGCAAAAGATTTCGCCGACTTTTTCATTTCGAATTCTTTAGCTAACAAGGAAATATATCTACTGTTTTTATTCTTAAATTCACTTAAAGCTTTATTGGCAACACCGAAATAATCTTCATGATCTCTCAATTGAAAAAACTCGGACATTCTTTGATGCACAATCTTTGAGGGTGTTAAAACATCTGATATATTAAATTTAGGTAATTCTAGATAGATATATTCTTTCGATTTATCATCCAATAACTTAATTTCATTTCGCCGAAAAGCATCATCTGTACCACAAGATGGTTCCAAATCATCATTAAATTCATTATAATCTTCTTCGTCAGTATCCTCATCCGATTCTTCATCATCTGAATTGCCAGACTCTTCACTATCATCGGAATCAGGTTCAGAAGATTCCATTTCCTGTGAGTCCTCTTCATCATCATCATTCATTTCATATGATTTTTCTTGTTCCTGAGCCATAGATTGCTGTTCATCTTTAGAGTAATCATAAATCTCATTAGCAACAGCAATAACATCACTCCATGATTCTACACTCAAAACTCGATCAACAAGTGTTTGCTCATAATCGGTAAATTTGATGGCAATCGAACCTTCAAGTTTAGTGAAAAGATTGACACGATCAATAAAAGATAAATTATTTACATTTCGGCCTTTGATGCCAAAAAAATCATCTTCAATTAGTTTAGTATATGCCTCAACGAAAGGACGTTTAATTCCTGGATATTTACGCTTGACTTTTTTCTCGATTCGAGCGTCTTCGATAACATTCAAGAAAGATTTATAGTTTGCACCTTTCTCACAAATTGCATCATGCCAACCATCCGCTGGAGTAAACAAAGCATGCCCAACTTCATGACCCATCAAAAGATCATACATTGAGGAAGACATTTCTTTCCAGATTGGACAATATAAAACACGATTCTTTACATCGAATTTTGCGGTTTGCATTTTACGATGTTCGACCGTAATATTTTCTACAGCCAATAATTTGGCTAATTGGGATTTTGATTGTGTTGTAAACATTATTTTTTCTGAAAAGAGTTAATAAAATCAACCAACTGAGAATTCAGTTTGGGATCTTTCTGTACTTCTTTCAACATGCTTTTAATACCGAAAGTTCGGAAAGCATCCAATGTATCATTGAGGCAAGAATAAAACATCATTTCTTCCTGCTCTAGTAGAGTATGTGAATAATCGTTATTGACTGTTGATTTCATAATGTTTCCTCATTAACATAGAAACCATTATAACAGCAATATACTTACCCGTCAAGTATAAAAAAACAGATGTTGTTTTTATACAACATCTGTCGGGTAATTGGAGCGGTGTCTTGGATTCGCACCAAGCAAGTAAGTTGGACACCTACCCTGTTCTAAACACACCGCAAGTATATAATTATATAGGCTTTCTATCATAAAGTCAAGCACTTTTTTTCATTATCGCCCAACTTGTCCTAGGTACTTTGCCTTAGTTTCTTCCCAATCCAAATATATAAGATCGTCATAAAAAAGAGATTCGTAAGAGACGGTGTTCTTTTTAGTGAGTTGCTTAATTCTTCCTTTGGCATGTTTCTCTTTCCATATCGACACTAAAGATTCATATGAAGTATCGAACGATTTAACCAATTGATCTTCTTTGATCTCACCACGCAGAAATTCGTATGTGTTGTTATATAGTGGACTGAAATATATTCCTCTAGCATGTTCTGAACGAATCAACTCTTTAGCAATGCCAAACTTTGAATAAGTGAAATTCAAAGAACGATTCTTATGATCTCTTTTGTATGGCTGACCACTAGACTTTTTAGCAACATACCACTCAAAATATTTTCTAGTATGATACTTCTTTAACCAACTTCTGACCATATATCTAGTTTCACGGGAAGGTTCGAATGAAACCGAACCAGAAGTAAATCCCATTTTCTGCCAATGGTCTAAGTTATCATATTGTGAAAGACCATTCAATTTGGTTTTGCCGTAGAGAGAAGTCGTTGTCACACCCACTAAAGTATCACCGTATTGTTTTTTCCAAAGTGTCTGCACTTCATCAGACAGACACAACAGAGCTAACAATTTACCACCAACATAATTATAACCTAGTGGTTGAAAGGGAACAATTGTAGAACCGATTGCGGTATGATTGATCATGCCGCCTGTGGTCTTTAAGTCCCTAGGCCAACCAATAACATTATCCCTAGGTGTAAGATCAAGGAAGTCAGAAGATATACACACCACACCCAAGTACTTGTTAGTTTTCCCATCTTTCACCATAAAGTTTAAGTTTCTACCGATATTACTATTATTCTTCATCGTAGAGATAAAGTTTCTTGCTGTATTCCATTGTTCTGGTAATTCTTTACTTCTCTTCTTATCTAGTTGAATGTTCGTACCTTCAACAGACTTCTTGGTGATCGATCCAGAGTCATCTGTATACTCCAGTAATGGCTGTAGATTCATATAGTCTTCAGCTGACTGAGGCACCCAAATATTATCTTTAACAGCATCGATGTACTTTCTCTGATTTGCATCCTCAAGGAACACTTCTTCATCACCGAATACAGTTAAGTTTTTTACTGTAGGATATTTCTCATGAATCTCACACCATTTCTGATACAGAGTATACTCTTTAACATCCATCTGCGAAACGTAAGATAAATCTACAATAAGTTTTTCCTTTAGTTTTACCTCGTCAACATCTTCGAACGATTCAACAGGATTGAACTCCTGCCATTTCACCCATTGTGTCTCGACATCATCTTTAGGATCAAAATTGTAAGCCATTATTTAATTCTCTTGTATTTTTTGATAATTTTGGTTTGTTTCTGTCTAGCAAGAAGGAGAGATACTTCACCAACATGATCTGTAAAATATATGCCATTCATGTGATCCAACTCATGTTGAAAACATATAGCCGTCAACCCATCCATAGTAAGTTGATGTAGATTTCCATTTTCATCATAAAATTCTACATCAATCTTTTTATGCCTAGGAATATTTAATGTCAACGCAGGTGAAGATAAACAACCTTCACGAGCCTTTTCCATTTCACCATATGTTTTAACTATTTTTGGATTAATGCATGTGAGTTGAAAATCCTCATAACCAACAACAAAAACTCTTCGCTTAATACCACACTGATTAGCTGACAGTCCTACACCAGCAAACTTCTTCATTGTGAATTTCAATCTAGCAACTAACAGAGAAATATCATTATTAGGCAACTTCGTGACATCATAATCGGGCATAACTTCACTTAACATTCTATAGTTATCGGTATATAAAGGTAAAGCTTCAACTCTTAATTGAGATGAAACACCAACACCTGTATCAATCGTAATCACATCACTCATTTCGTCATCCTAGAAAAATTATTTACCTTCTCGAACCTAATTACGGATCGAAACTTATCCTGCAAAATGTCACCCTTGTGACTGATAACAAACAAATTAACATCCTCTAACATATGTAAAATGTTCATTAGATATTCTGTACCATTAGCATCTAGACTCGAATCAAATACTTCATCCAAGATTAATAGATTCGTGTTTGTAGAATTCTTTAACTTAGCAACAGCACGCCATGTCAACATCAGAGCCATATCGATTCTCTGTTTCTCGCCTTCGGAAAAAGAAGCATATGTGAATTCATCTCTATGTCTGGACTTTATAGACTCTTTAAATGATTCATCGAGGTTAAAGTTAACAAAAAAATCTAATGATGCTAGATACTTGTTTACCAATTTGTTTATAATAGGTAAGTACTGTTTGACGATCTTAGTTTTGATGCCGGTATCTTTCAACAGAATTGAGGCAGCTTCATAGTAAGATTTTTCATCCAATAATCTTTTGTGGTTTGTCTCCAACTCACTCAACTTGGTTTTGATCTCTTCAAGTTTATTCATTTCAACATTCAAATCTTCTTTGACAGTTTTCAGAGATTCGATCTGTTTGTTGATTTTAGAAACATACTTATTCATCTCCGAGATACTGGTGTTATATGTTGCCAATTTAACCTGCATTTTCTGAATCATCTTTAATGTTTCATCAATGTCATTAACTCTTTCCTGTTCCGATTTAATCTTTTCGGATATTTGTGCAAGTCCGTGATCACAATGTTTCGACTTAGCTTCCAAAGAAGTCAATTGATTCTTCTTAAAATCTTCTTCTATTGGTTGTCTACAAGTTGGACATTGATCACTGCTATCGAAAAACTTTATGTCTTTCTTAACTTTGTTAGAATTGGTTTCAATTTGTGTTTCTAACTGTGTCAAATCTTTCAACTTCTTGTTAACAACATCTTTGTCAACAATACTTTGCATAAGTTGATCTATGCGATTGGTTAAAGCATCAACATCACCGAGTGCAACATTGACTTTTTCGTTGTTCTGTTCAATCTCCAACTCATATTCTTCGATCTTATCTTCGTTATTCTGTTTCAATTTCAGAATGTGTTTACTCTGCATTTCATAAGCTTGGTTAGAAAACTCAACTTGATGTTTATTCTCACCTGTCTTATCTTTATTTTTGGATAACTTATCCCTGAGAATCAGATTCATCGATGAGAATATCTGAATATCTAATAAGTCTTCTATGATTGCTCTACGATCTGAGGCAGATAATTGCATGAAAGGAACAAATGAAGCCGAACCTAAAATTACAATCTGTGTAAAAGATTTAAAATTTAATTTAAGAATAAATTTTTCAAAGTATTCTTGGTAATCTTTTACCGCAGCATCTTGATTGACCAAAACATCGTTGCAGTAAATCTCAAACAGATTGGGTTTAATACCACGTACAATCTTATACTGTTTGTTTCCGATATCAAACTCAATCTCGACCAAACAATCCTTCTGATTGATACTATTGATCAATGCCGGTTTGTTTATATTACGAAAGGCCTTCCCAAATAAGGCAAAGCAAATCGCATCCAACAGAGTACTTTTGCCAGCACCATTGGATCCGACCACAAGAGTATTCTGTGATCGGTTAAGTTGTATCTCGGTAAAGTAATTACCAGAGCTAATGAAATTTCGGTATTTTACAGTTTTGAAATTTATCATTCAGAGATTTCGGTGTTAAGTGCCTCAACATAGAGTTCACGCATTATATTCTTAAGTTTATCACCATTCACATTCAATGTCAAGCCGTCAATGTACTTAGATAGTATGGTCATTGTATCTTCTGCCTGATTTACCAATTCATCATCGGCAATACTTTCTTCGGTAAAGTCTTCAACAATGGCAATATCGGCAACACCAATCTTATATAAGTTTTCGACTACTGTATCAAACAGGTAAGGATTCTGTTTATTCACAGCAATGATCTTAACATAACAATCTTTCATTTTACTGTAATCGTATTTCTTCCAGTATTCAAAATCTTGTACGGTATCATCATATGATATTTTATAAAACATCTCAAAAGGATTGCGAACAAATTCAAGTTCACGGGTTTCAGTATCAAAGACATGAAATCCTCTTTCGTCACCGTGATCAGCCCATGTCATCTGGTACTGATTTCCCAGGTATGTGATGACACCATCTGTAGACTTGTGATGGAAGTGTCCAGAAAGAACGGAGTCGAATCTATCAAACACTTTCTTGTCTAAACCAGTGTGACAGATATTTCCTCTGTCCATTTCGAATCCTGCAATCTCTAAGTGACCAAATACAACTTCAGATGAGGTGTTCTTAAGAAACTCCATAGTCTTCTCGTAATTGCCTGAATTGATCCAAGGCACCATTGCAACCTTAAGTGAATCGTATTGCAACTCTGCAGCTTCAACAAGAATCTTTATGTTCGAATAACCGGCGAACAATTCATTCATCGCATTGATTTCATTTGTGTTGCGATAGAATACATCGTGATTACCTACAATCACATCCATTGTGATGTTTTCTTCAAGTAATCGATTAAAGAATCTTTTACGCCAAGAGTTCAGAGTGACAAAATTGATAAATTTACGTCTATCAACTACATCACCTAGGTGACAGATGTGTTTGATGTTATTTTCTTTTAGATAAGGAAAGAAAGTGTTTTCCCAAAACTTAAAAAAGAATTCATTGAAAATAGGATTGTCACCTCTCGCTCCAGCATGAGTGTCATTAATCAGAGCAATCTTCATAATATACTACCTTTTTTCTTCGTCAATCTTATCTTCTTCTACAACTTCAATGAAATTCTCAAGACCTTTAGTTTTACTTTTCTTCTTTGCTTTTTTACTTTCCTCAAAGTTGAAAATGAATTCTGAAATGTTATCATACATCTCAAATTGTCTCATGTTGCCATTCTCATCTTCATACATTTCACCCTCATCCAGAATACCAAATTGTTGAGTGGCCTTATACTTCACATACAACTGTTTCTTTTCACGGGTAATTCTACGTAGGAAAGCAAAGTAAATTATCTGCGTAAAATAGGCAAAAGGATTACTAGACTTACTAGGGTCAAAGTTACGAAAATACATGATACAATTTTCAATACCGTCACAAATCATTTCATCTCGGAAAGAATAGGAAATAAAGTTTGGTTTTCTCGATAGATGTTCCGCAATCTTGAGGAAACATTCACCGATATATTCAGGTATAGGAGGCTCGTCCTCATCTTTACTCCTAGACGCCTCACATCTTTTATGGTAATCAACCAATGAGGCAAGGAAATCGGAGTTATTTACATAGTGTTTTTTGGGTTTGTCGGACATATCACCTCTATTGTTCAGTTACAATATAATAATCTATTTTGAATGCCGTGTCAAGCTCTGTATTAAAATATATTCATTATTACCTTAAATACGCTTGACTTACGGCTTGACAGAGTGTAAACTCTCGGTGTTGCTGTTTAAGATTAATGTAATAAAGACTTCTTGGTAACATTAGTACCGAATGATTCCATAATGTCCTCAATGGACTCTTCATCAGACATGTCCATTTCTTCATCATAATCACTTTCATCTGTGATCGAGAGAGATTCTTCGATGTTCTTTGTATTGAGTACACTCTCAAGTGTTACCTCATTTACAATTCTGGTATAATAATCAATTACCACAGTTTTAGGTTTAAACATAGTGAGAACATCGGAAGAAAATATGAATGCAACATTTTCTTCAACGAGTTCAAGAGGTAACCAAGGAGACATCATCATAAAGGCCTTTCCACTAGGCAATCGTTTAAACAAAATTGTCATAGGTTCAACTAGAGTGTATTGACCATCATCCTCACTACATTGAGCGATGACATCTTCACCACTATTTAATCTTACGATTTTAACATTATCCATTTTTCAACTCTACATTATAAAATTTATATTTAAACTTCTCACTATCATATATATTCACTCTCTCTATGAAGTGTTTTATAGTAAAGTTGGTAAATTTACCAGTTCTAAAATCATCGGAAATATCATATAAAACAGCTTCAGTTTTATTGTCACCAATTCTGAGGCCTCTACCTATCGATTGTAGATTACGAACTCTAGATTTTGAAGGTGATGCAAAGATAACATTATGAAGGTTGCGTATATTTATTCCAGTTGAAAAGGTGCCATAACTTGCAACAATAATTGCATCATTTTCTTTCTCTGTAATTGACCGAATGGATTCACGAACATCAACATCGGTGCCACCATAAACAAAGAATACTTTTCTTTTACCTTTTTCTTCTTCGATCATTCTGAATAATTGTCTTCCGTGTTTCTCGACCAAATTGAACAATACTAAAGAATTACCTTTCAGTGATAGAACTAAATTTTTAATGAAAGTATTTCTGTATGGATTGGTAACGATATAATTAATCTCTTCATTATAATCCCACTTTCTGGCCATCTTACATGTTTCTTCTGGATATTTTAGTACTAAACATTTTATACTAAAGTCTGCCACATGTTTGTTGTCCATTAATTCTTTTGTAGTTGTAACTGACAGAACCGGACCAAAAAGACCTTCAAGAACAAGTTTATGCGTATGTGTTCCGTCTAAAGTACCGGTACAACCTATTCTATAATTAGTATTGACTAAACTCGACATGATTGTTGTTAATGACTTAGCTTTAAATTCGTGTGCTTCATCACCCAGAACAAAATCAAATTGTTCAAAGTATTCTGGTGGATTTTTGTAGATTGATTGCCAAGTAGTAATAGTCAAAAACTTATCTGTAGTCTTTTCTTTACCTGAATATTGTCTATGACAATATTTTTCTGAATCATAACCATAAGATGCAAAATCGGAATACATCTGTTCGGCTAGAGATGTTCTAGGAACAATTAGTAGACCTTTTTTGTGATCTTGTTGGATGTACCTGAGAATCAAATACAATATGAATGATTTACCAGATGAAGTAGGAGACAATAACAAAACTCTTTTGTTTCTTATCGCATGTACAAAAGAAGAAATTTGATAATCTCTTTTTTCTAGTTGACTAGGAAGTTTGAGATTTGAAATAAACTTTTCCGCTTCGATCAATGAAAAACTTTCCGTTAGACTCACATCTGAATCTATAAAAAATTTATATTTTCTTTCTTCACAAAACTTTCGTAGATATGGCAGTAAACCGTAAAACAAAACATTTTTTCTAGAATCAAAAAGACGTATCTTTCCATCCCAAAGTCTGTCTTTGAAAGGTTTCATAAACTGATAACCTGGGACAAAAAATGTAAAGAA